AGAAACTCATGGAAAAGATTAAATCAGACGGCAGCACTGCCAAATATTACGAGCTCCCTAAAAATGCTAGGGAGCTTCAGGATCTAATATCTTACAAGAATATGAATGCTCAGATTGGTGAGATATTCAGATCTTGTTTCCGATTCGGACAAGCAGAACACAGCGACAAGGTTCGAGATGCTAAGAAGATTTTCTTTTACATCAGCGCCGAGATCAAAAGACTTCTAGGTGCTCCTGCTTACCACGCCTGGTGCAAGGAAGAGATAGCCAGACTCCAAAGAGAGGTCGATATAATGGAGGGCAAGAAAGATGGAAGCTGAGTTTGATACAGAAGAGCGGCAGTTCTGTGCTGATGCACTCAAAACCCTTTTTGATAATATGAAAGATGAAGTCGATGTAAACGTCTTCATGGAAGTTTGTTTGGCTTTGTCGTTCACCTACATGGTGCAGTTTGCTGAGATGGACAGTATCTACGCCATGCTGAACAACATCCAGCAAAGGTTTGAAGAGGGTCTAGAACAGGAGGCAAAACCAACATGTCACTAGAAACAATACACAATCCTGCCAGAGAGGAGGCAGTTCTCAGGATACTGCATAAGAACAACATATCTCCCTGGGCAAGAACATACTGGGCAAGAACTTATTCTGGACTGATGAGGGCAAAGCATGAAGCTAAGGTATTATCAAGAAGAAGCAGTTGATGCTACTTTTGATTGGCTTCATACCCAGAGCACCTATCCGTTAATCGTTCTGCCAACTGGCAGTGGAAAGACGATTGTCTTCGCCAATATCATCAAGCGATTGTTCGATCACACTGGGGGTTGTCGGATACTGATCCTGGCTCATAGGCAAGAGCTCATCACACAAGCCAGAAACAAACTGTTATCTGTGTGGCCATGCGCTCCTTGTGGTGTTCTTGCCGCCAGTATCAAAGAGTTTGATTCACAAGCGCCGATTGTTATCGCTAGTCGAGATACGATCGCAAGTCAGAAGCGGTTAGAGACAGCTGGTCATTTTGACTACATCATTGTTGATGAGGCTCATCATGTCGGTCCTGACAAATCCAGTCGGTATCGAAAGATCTTTGATCACTTTGAATCAACTCAATACTACGCACCCAGAATATTTGGTGTAACTGCTACGCCTTATCGCATGGGCCAAGGCTTCATCTATGGTCTTGAAGATCACTTCTTTGGTGGTGTCTCCTATCAGATAGGCATACCCCAGCTAATCAAAGATGGTTATCTGTGCCGATTGTCTGCATTCAAAGTGGATGACCAGGCAGTGATTGATGCATCGACTGCGCGGGTGAAGTTCAAGGGTGGTGATTATCGTGAATCGGATCTTGAGAAGCTGGCCATGGAAGATCAGACCATGCTTTCGATTGTGGCCGATTGGATTGACAAAGCATACAGCAAGGGCCGAATGAGCTCTGTCTTCTTTTGTGTGACAGTCGCTCATGCAAACAAGATGTGTATGTTCCTGAAGGATGCTGGCATCGAGGCAGCAGTGATCACAGCAGAAACACCATCAGAGATTAGAGAGAAGGTTCTCGAAGACTTTGAGAACGGTGTGATCAACGCACTGTGCAACGTGGCTGTGCTGACTGAGGGCTGGGATGCGCCCAGGACAGACTGCATTGCTTTGCTCAGACCGACCAAGTCTCTTGGTTTGTATGTACAGATCTGTGGTCGAGGCATGAGAACCTGGGGAGACAAGCAAGACTGCATGCTTCTTGATTATGGTGAGAATATGCATCGCCATGGTTGTATCGACAGAGCAAAGCCAGAGCGTCCACCAAAAGAAGATGAGCCAAAAATATGGATATGCGATGCGATAACCGAATCAGGATTTACATGTTTGGCTGTAAACGAGTGGCAGGATAGAAAGTGCATTGAGTGCGGCGCTGACAAGCCCATAACGAGGGAAGCACCACCAGAAAAGAAAGAACCAGATGCAGCAACCGATCGTGTAGCGGCTTTCGGTAACGTCCTATCTGATGAGCTTGATGGTGAGGTAGAAGAGCTTGAGAAGATAAAAGAAGTTGAAACCATCTGGGCCGAGGTGAAGAAGTCCAAAGCAGGTAACACCTACCTGGATGTAAAGTTCAAAGTCAGAAATGAATACTGGCCACAGTCGATGCCATTCATGATAGGCATGCAGGGCAAAGCTGGCAGACTCGCAGAAAAGAAGTGGCGCGCTGTTACAGGTAGAGGTGCGGTTCCTAGAGATGTTGAGTTCGCATCAGAGATGGTCAATACAGGTTCGTTCAACCACATAAGAAAGATTGCAGTGAGAAAAGAAGGGAGATATTGGAATGTCGTTAGTGTCTATGTTTGATGAGATAGACAAGAAGCTCGAAGAGAATAATCGCCAAAGCAGGGGGCATCTTGGATTCAGTATTATCGGTGATGAGGATGAGCATAAACTGTGGATGAACTTCCACTGGTGCTTGCCTAACACATTTAGTGGTCGCATGTTACGACTGTTTGACTTGGGTAATCGTATCGAAGACCAGGTGATTGATAACATCAAAGAGAGTAAAATATGTGGTATCGCATCTCATGATGAGGACGGTAACCAGATTAGGGTTTCTTCTTTGGGTGGTCACTTTTCAGGATCTTGTGATGCATTACTTAGAGGTGTTCTGCCGCCACCTGAAGAAGATCTTGTTCTCCTGGGTGAAATCAAAAGCGCAAACGACAAGCGATTCAAAGAGCTCCAGAAGCTTGGCGACTACGAGTTGTGGAGCGAAACCTACAAGTGGCAGATCCATTGCTACATGGGCGGCCTTGGTCTTACCAAATGCATGGCGATTGTTGTCAACAAGAACAACAGCGAGGTTTACACCCAAATCATAGACTATGACCCAAACATCTGGGAGAAGGCTCTAGAACGCGCTGAGAGAGTGATTACGAGCGTAGAGCCACCTAAGTATGGGAGAAGGTCAGAAAAGGACTACACGCTCAAGACAGAGTCTAAAACGTATGTTGATATCTATAGTCGAAAGCGTTTCCCTGAGTGGGTCAACTGCCGCAACTGTGCGTTCTCCAAACCTGTTACCACAAGTAACGGTGCGAACTGGCTATGCACACGCAGTAATAAACTGCTTGACCTCGAGGCACAGAAAGCAAGCTGTGAAAACCATCTATGGAATCCACACCTAATTACAACTGCTACCTATCTGCCAGAAGAGAGCAACGATGATCTCATTGCATACGAATCTGGTGTCATGAAGTTCTACAATGCAACGCCAAAAGGTATGCAGGATGGTGCTTACTACAGTAGCCCTGAGTTGCGTGAGCTATCCAAGACGGGATTCGATACCAAGCAAATGCGTATGGCTGAAGAGATAAAGAAAGAGTTTCCTGGTAGCCAGGTGGATGTAGTGAACGAGTCTATCGTTCCGTTTTAGACGCGAGGATCTTTGACTATGTTGATCTTCAGGCCAGGGTACAGAGCCTCGACCAGTTTCTTCTTGAGCGAGAACACCTGGGTGATTACGCCTTTGGTATCTTCAACCACCCACTTGTCATCTTTCTTGTACTTGAAGTCAGCGAAGTAACTGCAAATCTTCTTCTCCTTGCCCTCGACCGTAAGGGCGCAAGGGAAGTTCACCTGTGTCTCCAGATCAGATATCTCGCCATCTTCTTGGCGCTTCTTAAGTATCTTGTATCTGGCTGCTTCAAGTTTTGAATCAAAGACTTTGCCATCTACTTCTGTTTTGACTGCGAAGTACTTACCTTTCTTCTTCGCTCTTTTTGGAATCAAGCTAATCTATTCCTAGAAGTTTCCTTAATTCTAAATCTCTTAGTGCTTGAGTTCCACGATTAAACAGAGATGGAGGTTCTGCAGGAGCAATTTCAGATTGATCCACAGGAGGCGCGCTAGGCTGTGCAGGGGCGATTTGAGGCGCAGGTTGTGGTTGAGGTTGGGGTTCTCTAAACAACTTACCTTGGAATCTAGAGTACTCTCTAGACATGTCAGCCATATTGAACGGATTAGATAGTTTGTCTTGATTTTCCTGTAGGGCAAAGCTAATTGTTTCATTGCTTGGAAAGAACGCTTTGAATCTACCAGCCATAACAAAGTTTAGGTTTGGAGTTTTAGCCTCTCTCAGAGGTTTAATTATTTCATTAGTAGAAAAACCCAAAGTCTTTGCATCTTCGACCGCAGTGTTCAAATCTCTCAACGCTTTGAACCTTTGCTCATTAGCCGTGATAAAGGCTTTGGTTATATCCTCTGCGCTTTTGTTTCCTCTTGATTTTGCTACTTGGTTAAATATTCTAGCTGCCTCTCTGACTTCTCTAGCTGCTTCTAGACCTCGATAGTAAAGAGTTCTATCTATTCTTGGTTTCAAGCTCTTAACACCAGTTAGGGCTTCTGCAAATTCCTGCGCTGGGTCAACTTGATATCCTTGTCTGCCCACAGTTTTTTCAGGATCAACTCCAGCTATTGAGCCAATCGCTTTTGGAAACTCTCTGGATGCCACTGTTAAGAATCCTGGCGATGCAACATCTGCTTTTATATCAACAGGACTTACTCCTGGCATCACACCATCAGCTAAATGCGCAAAACCTTTAGCCATTTTAAGTCCAAGTGGATCTGCATCGTTCCAAACATCTGCACCAAAACTAGTTTTATTTCTCAAAACATCGAATACTTTTTCCGTGATGATTGACTCATCCATGAAAGGCGCAAAGAACTCATATAAAGCGCCGCTTTCTCCAAACGTAGAATCGAAAGCTATTTCTGTTAGTTCTTTCTCAGAAGTAATTCCATTTTGAACTGCGTTGTATACAGCTTTAAATGGTCTAGCCATGTAGTCATATGGATTCGTATAGGAAAAATTATATAGATCCGTAATCTTTCCATCTTTATCTGTGGCAACAGGAATCAGTGTTGAGTTTCTATCCCACTCATAAGCAGCTGATCTTTTGTAAGCTTGCACTTGATCGTTATCAGACCCAGTGAGTAACAAACCAGCGTTGTATAAAGTTGCTGGTATAGCTGCGTTAACTGATATAGAACCAAGCAATCTTTTCATTCCAATCGATCGTATCTCAGGAGACTCACTTGCAAGTTCTTTGACTGCTCTGCCTAGTATGTTTCCTGATGTTCTAATTATTTCTGCAGGGAATGCGATGAAGTTACCAAATGGTAATCTTCTTAACTGCTTGATAGCTTCAGGAACTCTTGCATAGTTTGGAACAGTATCTTTTACGATCTCTGCCGCTTCTCTCTTGAGTGCTGTTTCAAGAACATCATCAGACAAGTTACCGCTTATTGTTGAACCAAACTGAGTAAAGTTTCTCGGATCTGATACAGGTATGGATGCGTTCTTATTGTTTTTAAAAACATTCTTTAATTTACCTAGCTCCATCTCATAGCTGTATGTTTTCCAAACATCATCAGAACCTTGATACAGTTTTCCAGCTAAGGTGTTTTGAATATTTCTAGCGTAGTTAAATGATTTGTTAGCTATGCCAGGCATGTATTGCGTTGTTTCAACAGCATCATTTAATAAACTTTCAAACTCACCAATCTTTGCATTGGTGTTAATAACTCCTAGATCTACTAACTCGTTGTAGTATTTTTCAATATCTCTCTTGGTTGGTCTGCTCTTACCAAACCCAACTCTTTTATTTGCTATGTTGCTAAATACAGTTGCGACTGAATCAACTAACGCATTTGCATTGCCAACATTACCGTTAGCTAATGCAAAAAATCCCGCTGTCGTTGCGTTTCTAATTTGAGTAATCGGGCTAAGAACTGTTTTAGCAATCTGTGAAATACCTTTTAATCCAAGGAAGGTTGCATATAAAGGCAGAGATTCAGTATTAAAGTACTTAGGTAAATCTTCAAACGCAGCTTTGTATTCATTCAGAACATACTTGCCAGCAAGTTTTCCAAACCTTTCTTTTGCATCTATTGAAACATCAGTAAGAGGATTAGTGCCTTCAGCACCTATTCTTGAATAAGCACCCGCCCTAGCTCCCTCTGGAATTTTGTCAAATAAAAATTTATTAGCTCCGGGTATCGCATCGTTATAATCAACAAGATTATCGAAGTAATTTTTCTTGGCTATTATCTTTGCTAGAACGTCTACGGTATCAACCATCTTGGTTCTCAAGCCAAGTTCTTGTTCTCCTATATCTCTGGTTCTTATTATTTCTGGTCTAAATCTACCAGCGACTTCTTTTGCTCCCGTGTATTCTCCTAAGAAGTCTCGAACAGCTGGCAAATCATCTAGCCTTCTGCCTTTCAACGGGCCTTGAGCTATGCCAGTTAATGTTTCTGGATCTACTACCCCTGATGGTTTCATGTTTGCGTTGGAGAATTTTGCTTGAAGCATTTCGTTAAGAACTGCTTTTGCACCTTCAGGATTCAGTGCTTCTTCAGGAGGTAGATCTCTTGTCATTGAGACTAGTTCTTGGATAGCGGCCTCTTCTTGTGGCTTTGTAGGTTGGTAGTTTGGATCTTTGAAAGCTCGATACAAACGTATTCCGTAGTAAGTTTTATTGTCTTGAATCGTTTTGCTTAGAGAAGACTTCAGACCATCTTCTATTAAAGGGTCATCAATCATCCCTTTAACAGACTTACTCAACCCATCTATTTCTAATCTTATTTTTTGAGCAGGTTTAAAAAGACTTAGTTCTTTCTTTCCAAACAAACTCTTAGGCATGTTCTTGGCGATTATGTCATCTATTTCTTTTAGTTGATTTCTAGCAGCCAGTTTTACAGACTTTCTATCTATCATCTTAGAGCCTCGTGCTATTGGCTCTCCAAAAAGGTAGTCGTTGACAGTGCCAAGTATCCTGCTTCTGTCTTGATCGCTGAACAAACCAGCATTCTTATTGATAAAACTCATGGTGTCATCAAGTTCGCCAACCGCTTGTCTGACTGCATTGTTATGTGCAGATACTTCTGCAACTTTCATTTGATTGTATTGTTTAACAAATCTGTCAGGCATAGCGCCTTGAAAGGTAAGATACTCTCTCGCTTTTCTTTTCATCGTCTGCATGTTGCGTTGAAAGAAAGTGGGGTTTTCTAAATCTGGTTTTATGCCAACTCCATGAAATGGAGTGTTGGGATCTTTAATTGCTCTGGCAGCTTCTTTGACCATATCTGTATCAGCCAGAGCTTCAGCGCCTTTTCCTATGCTTGTAATTCCAAGTCTTGCTATCGCTGGCACGCCAAGCACAACGGCAGCACCTTCTGCAGCAACTCTTAGTCTGTTTGAAAGATTAGCCGCAGCTAGTTCTGCACCAACAAGATCTTGTGTATCGACTCTCTGTGTGGGACCAGCTTCAAAAAAATCACCCAGAGTTTCTACATCAGGTGTAGTGGCAGCTATGTCAGCTATACCAAAGGTTGCTACATCAGTTGGATCAAATCCTTCTGACTCGATTGCTTTCTTTGCTTTCAAAGCTCTTGCAGCTTTTACTGCTAGTCCACCAGGCGTGGCAAACTGAGTGATAAATCTGGACGCTTCTCCTAATCCAGTTGTCGTTTCTGGTTTGTACTTATTAAAGAATCTTCTAAGCTCTTCTGTGCTACCTTCCTCTGATCCTGTAATGAAATCAAAAGCCTCGGTTGGAAGTGTTGCGATACCCTCCACTGCACCGACTAGACCAGCGCCCACACCTCTGAGCACATCTCCAACAGCGGAGATATCCTCTTCGCCAAGTTGCGCGCCTCTTTCTACAAATGGATTATCTTTTGCCCAACTAGCTGCAGCATTCTTCGCCACTTCAACATCGTCAGTTGGTATATCGATGCTTCTTCCATCAGGAAGTCGAACTATCATTTTAACTTGTTCTTTCTGCTAATTCTTCCGCAGACATGGTAACTGCCTCTTCACCTAATGCGGCAGTATCAATTGGATCTAATCCAAGGTTCTGTCTAGCTATCTTGTCTGCTCTTGCAAGAAGCTCTTCATCACTTTTCCCAGCGGCATCTGGAGAAGATTTAAATTTTTCAAACAAACTTAATCTGGCTGATGCTAATTCAGATGATTTATCTCTTCCAAGCAATAGGTTTATCAAGTCCTCTGTGCTTGCCTCTGGCATCAACTCTTGAAGCGCAGCTAGGTTGCTTTGTAATGCAGTGGTATCATCCTTTTTCTTAGCTTGAAGTTGATCATATTCTTCACCAGCAAGGACAATGTCACTAAAAAAGTTTCTTGGAACTGGTCCTTCACTTGGCTGAGAGGCGACAGCTAATTGATACTGAACTCTTGGATCAGACAATTTTTCCATGATCTTTGCAAACCGCCCTTTCTCTGGCGTTTCATCATCAGATATAAGTTGACTTTCAGGAGTGACAGCGCTGAACTGTTCCATGGTTTCTGAATCAACAAGAGAGTCTGGCGGCACAGGAGCACTCGGCGGCTCATCAGTCATCGCCTTAATCAAACCCTCTTCAGTAACTGGTCTGTTTTCTCTAATCGCTTCAGTTGCAGCGCCTCTAAATGGCATTAACTCGAAGTCCTCTGCCTCTTCCCCAGGATCAGAAAGACCTAAAGCTCTACCAACTCTACTTGTTGCAAACTCTTCTGCTAACTGCCCTATTCCTCTTGCTGGTAAAGTTGCAAGGTCAGCTAGTGGCGCTATTCCTGATAGGCCAGCATAACCAGCTTGAGCAATCATTCTTCGATCGTTAATTATGTCTAGAAATTGACGCCGAACTGCAGGATCTAATTCCTGAAACTTTTCTGGAGTCATGCCTATGCCTTCTAACTCCTCTGCAGTGGGAACTCCAGACACTTGTGTTGCTTGTGGTAGTGTTTCAATTCCTCCCACTTGTTGTTCTTCTTCACCTGCTTCAGCTGCTTGAGCCTCACCTGGTAAAGCCATTCTTGCTATCTGACCCCTACCAAAAGTCTTTCCTTTCGTATCGCCAACACCCAGCCTAATGGCTTTTTCAACCTTGTCTGCAACCTTTTTTCCCTTGAATCCTAATCTACCTAATTGTGCCGCGATGGCTCCAGGCGCTCCAACTCCAGATGCCATTAGTCCAGCAGTTGCACTTGCTATCGCAACGTCAGCTGGATCTGATGGGTCAACTATAAAAAAATCAGTCAAGTCTCTTATGTTTAGACCTTGTCCCTCTGGAGTTTTTTCTGTTGTGAAGAAATCATCCATGGTTTCATCTTCACCAACAATCATGTTTTTTAAGCCAGCTAAATAATCCATGAAGCCGGGATCTTCTTCAGCCTCACCGCCTTCTGCATATCGTCTAATCGGCGCAACACCAGCCATGATACCCATGCTTTCTCTTTGCATAGGAGTTTGAAACATTGGTCTTTGCATAACTGGGTTCTGCATCATGCCTCCCTGGTTCATCGCGTTAGCCTCCGATAAAGCTATGGCTATGGCCTGTTTTGGATTGGTTACTTTCTTGCCAGAACCACCTGACTTGAGAGTTCCGCTCTTGAACTCTCGCATAACCTTTCCTATCTTTTTTTGTTTTTTATTCAACCTTATGGGCCGCCAA